GCCTGGTGCGCTCTCTTAGTACATGCAGGTACGCTCCCTATTCTAGAGGACATTGCCAGGAGTAATTGCTTAACTGGTTGTTATACCTGTGTACGTACGACGCTCAAACTTGTCCAGAAGGCCTGCCGCTGTTTGGAACCTTCCAAACAATCATATGTTGACCAATTCCTACACCAGTATATCTACCAAGCTCTTGGTCGACTAGACCACCCTTGGTTCACTGACTTTGATGACTTTGAAGAACGTCCGGATGCAGATTTGCTACGCGTAGAAAACGATCTTTCGCACCTCGTTCCCGAATTCGATGCACTCTTTACTGAGGCTGTGACGAAAATGGGGAAAGAGTTTGGCAGCCACATCCATTGTAATAGTGATTCGAAGGCTGAGGCTATTCGTCCTGAGAATTCTTTCTACACTAATATTGCCGTTGGATCCATCCCTAAGAACTATATACCTGCCCAGACTAATGGCGAAATCAAGCCTGATGACATGAACAAGAAATTAGCTTTTGCCTATATGTCACGCAAACAGGCTAAGCGTTTTACCAAGCCTTCTGAGCTCCATTGCCGCTCAGGTTATAGTACGAAGAAGGAAGTGTCTACAATGCGCAATTTAGCCCCTGGATCAATGGCCCTCTACTACCACTCATGCATTGTCAGTGCCCTTGCCGAGACAGAGTTTATTGCTAAACACCCCAACATACCCCTCCAGTATTCCGGAGATAAGTTTAACGCGCGCTTAAAAACCATTGACCGCCTCAATAAGCACAACTATGTCGCATGCCGAGACTACGCTAACTATAATGTAGCTCATAGACATTCTGATATCGTTGCGTTTTACTTGGGCATACGCTCGGGACTTCCCTCTGACACTCACCCCAGTATCTACGAGTCAATTGACTGTATTATCCAATGCCTTCAGGAAGTATCAGTGAAATCACGTGATTCTGTCTTCTCATGGAAACACGGTTTGATGTCAGGCTGGCGACACACGATGTTAATCAACACATTGTTCAATGATTGTCTCGCAAGTACAGCTCATGATATGTTAAGTCGCCACACGGGACTTCGTAATCTAGATTACCTCGTCCAAGGTGATGATAGTCTTGAAATAAATGACTCACCGCTCGCCGGTCCCTGGATACAAGGGCTTCTTGATGCCTGGGG